AAAGATTTGTATCAAATTGTGAATGGTGATGCTGCTTTGATGATAGGAAATACGTTAGTTGATAGAAAACCGACAAGATTTTGTCGCTCGTTTACACTTAGTGTGTTACAAGCGGCGACGTCGTATAGGGTTTCTGAAGATGATCGTAGAATGTATTTGGTTAAAGGTGTAATGTATAATTCGCCGACTGTCGCAGGAGATTGTGGTTCGTTGGTTGTTATACATAAGCCTGGTTTGAATGAAAAGGTTATTGGTATACATGTGTTTGGTACTACTGGGTCGATTCGTGGTGGTGCTATGTTTATTACTCAGGATACGTTGAGGAGAACGTTAGGTGTTGAAGTTGGTGTTCGACAGACACAGATTATTCCACATGAGGTGGAGTTTACGGTGACTGATGCTGCGAAGCTTTTTGGTGTAAAAGTGTCGCAAAATTTGTCGTTAGAATTGTTAGGTGAAGTAAAGTTTCCAGTGCATTCTAGTAGAAGTAATAATTTTATTAGAACGCCGCTGGCTGATGTGTTTGTTGAGTGTAAGAAGCCCTCGCAGTTGAGGGAACATGAAGGATGTGATCCGTTGATGATTGGGTCGTGTTTGTATGGTTCTGAAGCTGTGACGGTGTTTTTAGATTGTGAGGAAGAAATTTTGAACTATTTAGGAACGACGTATGATAATGTTGGTGCGAGTGTGCTGAGTATGAGTGATTCGTTGAATAAAGTTGGTAAGATGGACCGGTTGAATTTAGAAACTTCAGCTGGTTATCCGCATGTGTTACGTGGGATTTCGAAGCGCAGTCTTTTTGATTGTGATGAGAATTCTGGCGTGGTACGCTGTAAGTCGGATGTGTATGCTCAACAGTTAACTGAGTATATTGATAGATGGGAAGATTCATTCCGTGAAGTGGTGTGGATTGATTGTGTTAAAGATGAGTTGTTGAAAGTAAGTAATGGTGTGCCGAAATTAGCGCGTGTGTTTGTGATTCCTCCGGTGGAGTATTCTATAGCTACGCGTGCGTTTTTTGGTTCGTGGATTTCAATGGTCCATTCAATTCCTAATAAGAAGTTTTCATGCATTGGTATGAATCCTGAATCTATGGAGTGGACTGATATGTATTATCAGTTAGCTCGAATTTCAGAATTCGGTACCGATGCCGATGCTTCGAATTGGGATAAGAATTTGTCTTCTTATCTAATGCATGTAGGTG